ATGAAAAAAAAAAAGTTTTTTATAAAAAAAAAAAAAAAAAAAATAAACATAACCAACAGACTTTGACAAAATATGTTCAAAGGAGTTAGAGGGAGGTAGATTGTTTAACGAGAGGGAGATTGATATACCCAAAGGATGTAGGGAGGAGAGGGAGGGTGTTGGATTATTGGGTTTGTGGGCTATACGGATTGAAATAAATAAATTTTGTTGTTGTGTTTTAGGTTTAATATGATTATATTGTCAATATTGATACAACGCATCCGGCCAGTGCTCTGGCGATTTAACAATAGTCCGTTTAACGGTTAAACGATCTAAGGAGATTATAAAATGCCTCAAGAGATGATTTCATTAGAAGAGCTTTTAGCTTCAGATGTTTATGCAGATGAAGATTTAGCTAAGAAAAGAAAAAGAGAAAAGATTTTACAGACTGAGGAACTTATCTTCCCTACATTAGAAGTGTGTGGAGTTTTAAGAATAACAAAATCCACTTTTTATAGTAAAGGATTAGATAGTCTATGTGTAAGAAGAGCGTATAGAGACTTTGGAGATATTAGGATAGGAATAGGAGATTTAGGTGTAACGACAAAAGGAGTATTAGCCGCAACCTCGTCCAAAACGTGGGGGAGGATGGAGACAATTAAACGAGTTTATGACGAAGGGATAGAGGTAGGAAATGATGAAGATTGGAGAATGCAGGTAGATGTATTGATAGCTCTATATAATGAAGGTGTGATAGATTTAGAGCCAATGAAAGCTTGGATGAAGATAGCTGGAAGGGGTATGATGAGGAATAATGAGAATAGGAGGTTAGAGATTGTTAGACCTCTTTGGAGAGATTCTGCAATCACAAGACAGAATGAGATATATGAGAATGTTTTTTTGATTCTCAACATTATATTGGAGAAGTTAGATGTAAAGATAGAGTTTAATAGTTTGAACATGAGAATTGAATTTATTCCTCTACAAGGAGAGCAAAATGTTATTAGCTGAGTTCATTAAGACTTTCCAAGGAAAGAAGTTCAAGTTAGATAAAATAAATGAAAGTATTTTAGAATTTATATATAAAATAGAGAAGAAGGCTAAAGATAAGGAACATTGGATTAGAGGATATAGATCTTATGGAAAAACTTTAGAGTTAGATTACTTTGCACGAGTAAGTCTTTCTTCTATGAAAAAAGGAGAAACATTTGCTTTATTAGGAAGAGATGGAGTTAGAGTATTTAGGTTAGAAAAAATTATAGAACCTAAGATACAAGGAAAGAATGAGAGTGTAATGATAACAGATGAAATGAACTTAGACCAAACCAAACAATATTAGAGTCAGCAGACGCCGGCTCTTGTACTACATACTCACAAAAACCCATACTACACAGTACAACAGAAATGGAGAATCTCATGATAATCAAAGTTCCAATAATCTACGATTCTGAAAATTCTTATCCTATAGGAGGAGTTAGCTTCTGGGTAGGTGAAGAGAAGATGGAGATAAATATAGATGGAAGAAAAATACAAGTTTCTGCAGATATAATAGATATTCTTTGTATCTTAAGAAACAAGAGAAAAGAAAACTGAAAACGCATCAAATCCGTTTCATCGATATATTTTGATTGCTTTTTGTCAAATGATGTTGTATCATCCATCGTGGCCGGAAATGAATCCGGTTTTCGTTAGTTCGTTTAACCGTTAAACAATCTAAGAATGAAATGAAACTCAAATCTCTCCTCCGCACAATCCTAGCAATGTTGATTCTCTCAACATTGCTTCTCATTCTTAATTCATTTTTCCTCTTTCAAATTACAGAATCTCTTAAATCTCTCAATGAATCTTGTCAGAAGATTGAAAAGAGATTAGAAGGAATAGAAAGGAAAGCAAAATGAAACTCGGATTTTGTCTTCACAAAGGATACAAAGCTGACGATAGAAAGTTTGGTTTCTACAAAAAACCTAAACACCAAGGTAAACCAGATTTCGTCGGTTTCTTTGTCAGTGGAGTATTTTCGGTATGGATTCAGTGGTAGAACTCAATCTTCGAAAGGAGTAGAAGTATGAGATCAGCTCTCTGGGAAGATAATCCTAATAACTTGTCTCAAGAAGAGATAGAACTCTCACAGAAAGAGTTAGATAATCTATCTCACTTTATTAGCTCTGAGACGAGTAGAAAGAGATGCGAAGGTGCAAGAGACTACGCACACTGTTTTGGAGGGCTAGACGCATATGATTTGCATCTAGTCGATGCAGCAATAAAGGAAAGATTTGGGAAAGTACTTACCTCACCAGATTTTTGAACAGGACAGAACAGAAAGGATCTCTCCAATGAAACTCGTAATCGCGCGCCCAGAACCTTCCTCTAATCTCCCAATCTCCCCAATCGTTATTGGAAAGCTAGAAGGAAACTACATCGTTCCAGTAGAACCAAGAGATCTTTCTCTAAGAGAGGAAGAACTTGTGAGATTGAATCAATCAAAGTTACTTAGGCACAGTGAATGGGCTACGTTTTCTGTGCTTGACAATAAGCCAGATCCTGCCACGAACGACTGTGCGAAGGTAGCAGTGGGGACTTACATTTCACAGATGAAAGGGTGAAGAAGATATGAAATCTATTCTTCTCTCTCAAATTCATCAAAATGAGAAGATTTTTGAAACATCTGGAGAGTCAACATTAGAAACTGCAAGGAAAGACTCTCCAATTCAATCTCTCGATTGGGAAACTGTTCAAATTCTCAACGATGAAACTTTCAATGTAGAAGGCTACATACTCCGCCCGCAGAAAGGAAACTGTTATGAAGCCATACAATTTTCCAGAACGTAAGAGACAGCGACAAATCGGAGCACTAAAACGACTTGAGAATCGGCTTACATATATGCAAGCCGAGCACCCTGGTAGAAACAAAGCAATTGCTCAAGCTAAGATCTTGACCTTATCTATCACTACAGGAAATCAGCGTTCTAGTCGCTCAAAGAAGAAGAGAAACTAACCCAAAAAATCTCAGTAGCTCAACTGGATAGAGCAACAGATTTCTAATCTGTAGGTTCTGAGTTCGAATCTCAGCTGAGATACTAACCTTTACAAATGAGGTATTAACCTTAGCGAAGAAAGGAACAAATCTATGTCCATCTTAATCCAAGATGTCAAATGTATTCGTAGATATAAGGACGAATACAAAAATAATGTCTATCATATAGAAATAGAGCTTAATGATTCAGGACAAGTTATTTATGTTAACGAACAAGCAACTATTTATATAGACGAAGATGAAGTAAGAATAGAAATATAGAATTTTAACTGAGGAGAAAAAATGAACTCATCAACAAACTCTGAACTCCTCTCTTGGGGATTAGCTTACGTTGGAATAGATGCTAACGAGGCCTTCAAACATTTCTCTCTCATTAAGGAAAGAAATCCAGAGGAGTATGAGAATCTGATTACTGCCGAACTAGAGAGTCTTCTTGATTCGTTAGAAGGAGGGAAGAAGAAAGACAGGAGAAATATTCTCCAAAAGTGTCAGTTTTTACTCAGCTTGATCGAACAGATCGTTTAACCGTTAAACGATCTAAAACATGATAAGAATAAAAGGAGGAAGAAATGAAGAAGTTACTTTTTTTATCCTTACTCTACGGAGCTATTTCCTTAACTCCCAAACCTCATACTCACAATATCTCACACAAAACTAACTCTCCAAACTCCCAACACATGCACATCCAGATCTCTCATTACTGTACCAAATGCCATCAGTTCTTTGGTTGTATAGAGAGAGTCCCTAAGCATAAATGCGAGTATAGAAGATGGCACAAGGTAACCTGGAAATGTGACGCAGTTCATCAAAATTGTAAAGGAGAATAAGATGAACACCAAAGTAATTAAATCACGGGTTAGCAAATTTTTACCTTGCTGCATATCTACTGATAGCAACTCTGATAGGATTATTATTCGGTTTTTTAAGTATAAATCAGCAAAAGAGGTTGTAGAGCAAGGATGTAGAGAGGCTAAAATACCTACTATTATATGTAAAGAAGGAGAAGAGCCAGAAAAAGCAAATAAACTAATTGTCACCTATGAAATTACCTAATTCATTTCATCATTTTTTGTTATTGCGTTTGTCATTTTAATTCATTATATTATTCCGGTTACATTAACGAAACGGAATACTAAAATGACAAATAATATGATCGAGTCTAAAAAATTAGCTTATGACATCTTTCGTCTCTCCTCCATTCCAGGTATAAACCGCACGGCGAAAAATGGAGAGATGAAACGGTATTATTTAGAGGTAAATCCTGAGCTTCTCAATAATGCTAAACAAATAGCAGAAGCAATTGCAGGATGTAAGATAACTAATGCTTCTTTGCTTCGAAACTCACTTAAGTTTTTCATTAGTTCAATCAAATTAACTCAAGAAGGAGCTTCAAATGATTAAGTTTTCAGTAACTGCAAACCCTACGAACAGCAAGGGAGTTTTGAAACCGAGCTGGAAAGGTGAAGCAGTTCAACGAAAGGGAGAGTTCACAGTTGATCTCGGCGATGGGACTTTGGCTGGCCTTACAAAATCCGCCGGCGGAGAGAAGCAAGTCCACGATAAGGCTATTACAGCCTATGTTGTGGATGCCCAAGCGTACTATAGAGGAAATCTCGAAGCCGGTGAGATGAATCCCCCTAAGTGGCTACCTGGCATGACTGCGCCTAGAGCTGCGAGATCAGTTGATTTCTCGAAGATGTCTGTCGAAGATATTGGGAAGATTGATCTTTCCAATGCCAGTGAAGATGTTGTAAAGGCAATGGTTGCAAAGGTGCAAGCTGCGCTCAAAGCGAAGAAAGCTGCGTAAGTTCGTTTAACGGTTAAACGATCTATTCATCGTTGAGAGAAAAGAGATCGGAGTAAGTAGAAGTAAACTTTTCCGATCTCTTTTATAATCCCCCACCAAGACAAAATTTGACTAAAGTATACAATAAAATGGACACCTTACCAAAAATATCCGAAGCTAGGAAAGAAGAACTAAAAGAGTTTGTAGTTCACTCTACTGCAATGGCATACACTCGTAAGTCATTAGAAAGAGACCAAGCTATTACTCTGTATCAAACAGATCCGTTTTTCTACAGTATAGCTAATCTCACGTTTAACTTGTTAATTAGTATTTTAGAAAAAAAAGAATAAAATGGACATATTAACTCTCATCTCCTCTGGCCCTAAGAAACTTTCTTCTGATTCTCAGGGCTCCCCTATTTCTCCAGGTCATGTAGTACAAATTCATAACAGTTGGGCGGTTAATGATTCTACAAAATTATCTACCTTTCAAGTATGCAAAAGAAAATTCTTCTTCCAATATCTGCTCGGATGGGATTCAGACTATAAAAATCACGATCTTATCTTCGGTACAGCTGCGCACATAGCAAAGGCACATATTATAGAAAAAGGCTACACTCCAGAAGCAATCACAGAAGCATTTGAACTCTTTCTCAAAGAATACCGTATTGACTTCAGTGAAACAACTGATCCAGATTTCTCTACTAAAAATCCAGAACGCTTTGCGGAAGCTCTCATTACTTACGCAACTGAATATAGAACTGATAAATTTAAGGTGCTTTATACAGAAGTTGCAGATAAAGTAATAATCTCTAACAAATATGAAATCCATTTCCGCATAGATGCAATTCTTGAGGAAGAAGATGGACTTATAGTCCGCGAATCTAAATTCTCTAAATGGAAATCTAACAACTGGGGAGATACTTGGTTTCTTAAACTCCAACCTGGAACTTACCACTTTGTTCTCAACTGTATTGCCGGCGATAGACCTATTAAAGGTGTCCAGATGGATGGAACCTTTTTCTACAAGAACGAAATAAAACACGAGAGATATCTCCTAACGATGACGGAAGATGAACTTGAAGCTTGGAGATATACAGTTGTAGGTTTAATTGAAGATATTCTACGAGAGTTTGAGATATTAAAAACTGAATCTCCTTCCGCTCCAGCAATGAAATCCTTTGGAAGAAATGGAGAAGCATGCTTCGCATACTACAACAAACCTTGCCCTTATCATACACTTTGTTTCGCAAAGTCTAATCCATTAAGGATTGTAGAAGAAAATGAAGGAAATCCACCGAGTGGATTTTTTAGAAAATGGTGGGATCCTACAAAAGTGGAAGATAGATTCAAACCTTTGAAAGGAGAAAGAAAATGACTTACTGGTGCTCAAAATGTGAGAAGTTTGTTGGAAAGAATGAATGTAGAGTTATGTATAGTAATATCACGCAAGAAGAATGTATAGAACATAATTCCTGCTATGGTATAGTAGGAGTTCTCAACGAAACACATAAAGATCGTTTAACGGTTAAACGATCTACAAAACAACAAGCTCTCTTAATCTCCATTCTTCTAATCAGCAGCATCTTTGATGCTCTCCGTGATTGTACTATCTCCTACCCAATAGAATGGTGGACTTGGCATACAGTTAAATGGATTTCTGCATTTTCAGTTTGGATTTATCTTTGGTTTCAGATAAAAAATAGTTCAACATTAACAACTTGGATAGTAAGAGTATTAGTTGCTTTCACAAGTTACGTCCTCTGGGAAATAGCTTACAAACTAGGACCTTCAATCCTTCAATAGGAAGAGCAAAAGCATGGAAAAGTTTGCTATAGTTCTATCTTATTTTATGCTAATCGCTTCTGTATTATCAGTATACCTATGGTTATGTGGTAGCAATAAAATATCACTATTAAAGGTAGAATCATCAAGATCTATATATTGGATGTTCGTAGCTCTCATATCAAGTCTCTCATGGTTAATTTCTAGGTGCTAAAATGCCTGAAATGTCTCAGCAAGACAAAGAGAAACTTCTCTCTGCCTTTCCAGCTTCAACTCGTCCAGAGTCTTCATACAGTAGATTTCTCTGCGTTCTCTATGGACGATCTGGAACTGGGAAGACAAGTTGCTGGACTACCGCCCGTAGACCTATCCTCCTCCACGCATTCGATCCAGGTTGTATAGACAACGAACTTGTCAAACCTCACGTTGTCTTTGATGCGGCTTCACTTGGAGGAGATAAATTTATTCTTGCGAATAATGACTTTGAATTTGATGATCCTAATAACCCTACTGCAATGCTTAAATGGGCAACCGAATTCGAGAGATTGAAAAGGCTAAAAATCTTCGACTTCTTTGCTACTTGGGTTATAGATTCATTAACCTCAATGTCAGATGCTAACATGGCACAGCATCTTAAGCTTGTAGACAGAGAAACTCCCCTCGCAGTTCCAGGCTGGGGGAAGACTAATGACTACGCAGATGCCGCAAATAAATTCAAGCGGATTATTAGACAAATTCTTTCTATTAACATAGACACTATCTTCACTGGTCATCCAGACACAAGTGTAGATGAACTCAACGATAAGAAAACTCGCTCCTCTCTTGAACTCCCAGGCGCGGCTAAGCGTTTGATTCCGCAGGTTGCAAGTGAATACTATATGACTGAAGCTACCACAGTTAACGGTAAAACAACATATAAACTCCGCACAAAACCTGATGGCATTATAGATGCAAAGAGTAGAAAAGCATCTGCTCTACAATCACTTGAAGACCCTAACTTGCTTGAGATTATGAAGAAAACTGGGTATAATTTTGAGCATAAGCCTTACTAGATGGAGAATTTATGAAAGTGGACATCGTATTGAGTATCGCTCTAACTGCAGAAGTAAAAGATGTAGATCATGGAAATTTGGTTGCAGGATTGATAGCTGGTAACATTCAAAAGTTTCTAAAAGATGAAGGTAAGGACACAAAAACTACTCAAGTTATAACTAACATAACTGAATCATTTTTACCACTTCAAACAAAAGGAGCTCCAAATGAGTGATTTCAGTATCTTAGACGTAATCTCCGGTTCGAGTGATGTACCTCCTCTTAGACTCGCACCAAAAGGTGATTACAAACTCCGCATTCGCGGAGCGTGGTACAAGCGGAAGGAACGAGAGGAAGACGGGAAGATCACAAAATCTATTCTTGTCTGTCTTGAGTTCATTGAGTTCCCAGATTATCCAGAAATCTTGGACACGTTATACCTCCCTATCCAAGGAGACTCTGACAAGAACATCAACTCTAATCTCCGCCGGATTGAAGAGTTCAAGAAGTGCTTCTCAACTCCGCGTGAACTTGCGCCTGAACTAGGCTCTGCGTATCAAGATGATTCAGTGGAGAAAGAAGAACTCGAATCTCTCCAAGGTCTCGAAGGTTGGGTCTCAGTCTCTAATGAGACTAACAAGCTTTCAAAGACTCAGGAGAACAGAGTAAAAGGTAGTCCGTTTAACACTGGCGGATATCTACAACCTAGGTAAGAACTCTTACAGAAGCGGTTAGCATAACCGTGAGATAGTAAGTGGTTTCCACAGTGGTAAAATAAGGATAAAGCGCCAGCTGAGTTATTAGCTGGAGATGCGGGTTCGAGTCCCGTCTGTGGAACTCTGACACAGTTTCATAAACTGCCGAAAGGATAAACAGTGTAATTCGCTGATAACAGGTCAGATGACTCTCTCATGGCGGATGGGTAGACGCACGTGGACACAGCATAGTCTAATTGGTACTGTGGCGAGAATCGTGATTAGACAAGCAGGTTCGAATCCTGCTGAGAGAGCTAGCTTACAAATAAAATAGTCCGTTTAACGGTTAAACGATCTGAAAGGAATAAGATGAAACGTCTCCAGTTCGATATAGATGATGATGTTTTTAACCAGCTTCAACTCTACCTCTCTCACGGAGAACGCTCTCTTCTCTTCCGCCACGTCGCTAAAGACCTTTGTCAACTAATGAAAGACTTAGGCCCTGGTCTCATCCTCGCCGGAGTGATAACTGACCAGCTAAAAGCGGAAGATTATACCTCTATTTGCCACAATCTCCACTCTATATTCAAAAAATATGAGGAAACAGATGGACTTGCACAGAATAAAACCTTCCATAATGATGCTTCCGTTGCAAGAAGCAATGCAAGTAGTACAGATGAATCGAGAGTTACGAATGACTCCTCAAGCAATGAAGGTAAAGAAATCGAAGATTTCCTCAAAGGAGATAAACTCTTCAAAGAAATCTCAAAGTTCAGTCAACTTGCTGCTAAGAGCGATAGAGAGTAATGAGTTGAGTGAGGAACAGTTATTGGAAATTGCGGGTAAGCTTGGAGTTTCAGTATGAGCACAAAAAGGCATATTCATTCTACAAAATCCAAAACTCCTTGTTGTTTTTGTACTTATAGCAGAGGAATAAATAGCGAAGATGGAAAATATTGATCTTGCGCCGCCAAAAAGGTATTAGGAGAACCGTTTGAGATTGACAATAAGACTGATAAGGTTATTATATCTGATGATAACTGCTCTGACTTTGAACGCGAAAAAATGAGATGATAATCCTCCTAGACATTGATGGAGTCCTTGCTGACTTTGTCTCCTCTTCTCTTAAGCTCTTCAATCGTGAAGATCTCGAAATCGATAGATGGGATTTCTACGAACAGCTTGGAATATCATCTCAGGATTTTTGGTCTCACATTGATAAGCAAGGTTTCCAGTTCTGGAGAGATGTTCCCAAAACACATTTTGCAGATAAGTTTATCTGGACTCTACGCAAACATGGATTGTTAGAAAATACAATCTTATGTTCTTCCCCTTCTCTATCTTCAAGCAGTGCAAAGGGAAAGTTAGAATGGATACAAAAGAACTATTCAGACTTCAGCCGCCGGTATATGCTAACACCCAACAAATTCCTTCTCCAGGGAAACTTCTCCCTCATTGATAATAGTGATGAGAATTGTGAAAAATTCCATAGAAACAATCCATTTGCAGAATACTTCAAAGTCCCTCAACCTTGGAATAGTGCAAAGATGTTTATAGGCACAAGAGTTCAGAGATTTGAGATGTTTGTTCAGAAGCTCAAGACAAAAGAATTCGGAGGATAGTATGAATAAAATCTTAGAAGATATACACAAGTTGTTTGCACAACTTGTAGACCAGCCAAAGAAAACATATTGCATAGTTCGTGAAGATACAGTGAACTATTTAATTGACGAACTAAATTCATTAACAGGTGACGATTCTGTTAGAAGATACAGCTTGAATACCTTGTTAGGTATGACATTCTGTAGAGTGAATGATATGTCTATGCCAAAGGTTACTATTCTGTGCATCTATGATAATGGACAACACACCACTTTAACTATCCAATGAACTTGGAGGATGATATGACACAAGAGAAACAATTAGTATGGGTTAAAAAAGATCAAGCTGAAAGATTCAACAAGCTTGAATCTGATGAGAAGAGATACGAAGCGTTTGAAGAGTACATTAAGTCTGTTTCAGCAGAAAGTTTTTTTGAGTTCAAGACAAACTTTGAAAATTTAGAGGAGGATGTAGCTATCTATACTGGTCTAATGCTAAAAGTGAAACAAACATTCGGGAAGGCAAAACATGAACAACTAATCGCTTCGTATGAACTCTGGGAAAAGTTCGAAGAAGAACTTCCAAACGTGAGAAAGAAAGTTGATAAAGTATTAGAAATATTAGAACCTCTTGTCGAAAAGCTTAATAAACTAAACAATACATTAAAGTCTATTCAGACTTATGATGTAGAGAAGCTTATTGAAACTGTTGAAAGACTGACTAATCTATATGGTACTAACAAATCCATGATCGAGTTTCTTGTAAACAACTTCAATAAGGATAAACAACTATGATAGATCTCATCAAAGAAGTTAAAAAAATCCCTCTTTCTTCTATTGACCGTTCTAATCGCATAAGAGAAGACTTCGGAGATATTCCTTCTCTTTGGAAAGACATAGAAGAAAACGGTCTAATTCATCCTCCGGTTGTCAAACTTCACAATGGAAGCTTCAAACTCATCGCTGGAGAACGAAGAATTCTTGCACATATATATGGCAAGCAAGAGGAAATCTTAGTCAACATAACTGACAAAAATTTAGACCCTTATGAGATAGCAATATTAGAAGCCCGTGAGAATCGTTCTCGAAAAAATTTCAACTACGCTGAAGATGCCAAAATGACCTCGCAACTCCACGATCTATTCATTAAAAAATATGGAGCTGCCGCATCAGGTCCTGGCTTTGGTCATAGCCTCCGCGATACTGCACAATTTCTTGGCGAAAATGTAGCTACTATCAGTCAAGATATTAAACTCGCAAAGATGATAGAGCAAGTTCCTGAACTTGGAAAGATGAAAACTCGGGCGGAAGCTCTCTCAATGCTTAAACAAGTTGAGAAACAGATGGATACTGCTCAACGAGTTGAAGAATTTCAACTAAAAGCATCTAAAACTCCTCTTGATGAGAAAAGAAAACAACTTGTTAATTCTTATATTGTAGGAGATTTTCTTGAAAAAGTTAAAGGCATTCCAGATAATCACTTCAACCTTATAGAATGCGACCCTCCTTATGGGATAGATCTTCAAAAGGCTAAAGCTCTTGATTTTCTCAACTTAGAAATGCAACAGTATGAGGAAGTTCCTCAAGCTACTTACGCTGAGTTCATCCAATCAGTCTGCTCTGAGTGTTACAGAGTTCTCAAACCTAATAGCTGGATGCTTCTCTGGTTCGGACCTCATCCACATTTTGAAGTTGTCTATCAAGCTATTATAAGAGCAGGAGCTGTTTTTAATTCAGACGGAAAGATGATTAAGGAAGGATTCAAATGCAACAGAATCCCTATTATTTGGTACAAAGAAAACTCTTCTGCACAGACAATAGGCTACAATTACAATCTCGCTAATGCCTATGAGATGTGCTTCTATGCGAGGAAAGAAAACGCGATTATACATAAACCCGGAATCTCCAATGTATTCTCTTATCAAACAGTAACAAGTCAGAACAAAGAACATAGGACTGAGAAACCTATCAAGATGTATGAGAAACTTCTTGAAACTTTCTCAAAACCTGGAGATAATATATTAGTCCCATTCTTAGGCTCAGGTGTTACGTTGCTTGCAGCAGCTAACACAATGAGAAAGGGAATAGGTTATGATAAAGTTGAAGAATTTAAGAACGGATTTATCACGAAGGTTCATGAGGGAGAGCCTGGAAGTTATTCAAACTCTGTTCACTCAGTAGAACAAGATGATGAGGACTATGGAATGTGTATGAAGTGTGAGAAGAATCCAGCAGTTATATATAACTGGGAAAATGATCTGAGATTATGTAAGGAGTGTAATATATGATGAAGATAGAAGTAGATAATACGCTATTAAAAGACTGTCCTTTTTGTGGAGGAAGAGCCAAACTTTATTCGTCGAGCTTTTTTGGCAAGTTTCTTATGGAATACGAAGTGAAATGTATAATTTGTCATACCAAAGCAGGTGAGTGCTGGTATGAATCTGTGGAAGATGCTATGGATAGATGGAACTATAGATACCATGAAAATAGTAATGAAGCGCATAGTAGCTGAAATTACAGATGTTTCAGCTTTCCGCACAGAGACTCTGTTTGAAGTAGATGAGAAAGAAACTGTGGGAAGTCTACTTAAGAGATCTGGAATTACAGGCTCAAAGGACTGGCACTTTGAACGGGCGGAGATTGTGATTAAGTTGATGAAGGAAAGTTAAATCATGCTAAACAAACGTAGAAGTTGTGGCACTATTTTTGAGTCTAATCATGATCGCAAAAAAGATTACTGCCCTTTTTGCGAGAAACAGTGGAATAGATTGGGAATTAGAATAATCATCATCACCTTCTTTATTACCTTATTACTACTATATTTAACCAGAATACTCCAATAGTTCGTTTAACCGTTAAACGATCTAAATGGAAATCTCACTCATCATTCTTGGAATTATATTCTTCCTCATTTGGAAAGAAAGGAACAAGTAAGATGAATAGGAAAGAAACGATTGTATCTTACAGATATACCTCGGAAGAGTATCACGAACTAGTTTGGAACAAAAACTTGTGGATGTATCATAATATAAAAGGAGATATAATTATTAGAGTTGATATGCCAATAGAAGATAGATTTGGCTTATGGATACGAGACACTACAAAATCTTTTCCTAAAGAAAATCAATTAGATATGACAACATTAAAATTTGATCTATTTATGATAGAACATGATACTAATGTAATAGAAATAGAAAAGGATAAGGAACAATTCTTTGGCCATGAGCTCGTTAAAGTCTATCACGTATTAACTATAAGAAATTATCTTTTTGTTGATAAGCTCATATACGACAAATTTCAAGAGGAAAAATGGAAGCTCTCCTAAACAAAGGTACCTACGTCTCTCCTGAAGGTTCCCTCTCTTCTCCAATCGCTATCATCGGAGAAGCCGGTGGCTCTGAAGAAGGCCGCCTTCATCGTCCCTTCGTAGGAGCTACAGGTCGAGAAGTCTTCAATCCTTGCTTATCAAGTGCAGGGATAATTCGTTGTAACTGTTATATATCAAATGTTATTAAAGAACACCCTAAAAATAATGACCTCAGCGTATTTCTAAAACTCGACAGTAAATATCCTTACGAATCTGCGGAGTACAAACAATACCTTCAAGTACTTAAAGAAGAACTTTCCTTCTTCACTGGAAACATCATTGTAGCCATGGGAAATGTAGCTCTCTACGCTCTCACTGGCTATAAAGATGTAACCAAACGTAGAGGTTCTATCTACCCTTGTACTTTAGTTGAAGGTAAAAAGGTCTTAGCTTGCATTCACCCTGCTGCTGCACTTCGCCAATATTCCTGGCGGCATCTAGTAACACGAGATCTTAAAATCGCAAAAGATGAATCTAAATTTTCTGAAATAAGAACAATAGAACGAAATATAAGAACTAAGCCTTCTGTTGTAGATTTCCGTCTCTATCTCTCTGACATCCGCAAACAAGGTTTTTGTTACTTCGACATTGAGAACACAATGTCAGACCAAGTAACTCACTTAGGTTTCTCTCTTAGTGCAACTGACGCAATGTCTTTCCCTTTAGTATGGGAAAGAAGAAACTACCTCAATCCAGAACAAGAGCTTGAAATACTTTTAGATGTAGGAGATTTACTTGAGGATTATAAAGTAACTAAAATCGGCCAGAATCTTACACACGACTCCACAATAATGTGGGCTCGCTATGGAATAGTTACTCGCAACATTGAAGACACAATGATTGCAGCTACCATCATCAACCCTGATCTATCAAAAGGTGCTGATCTCCCTGGCCGGCGAGGTAAAAAGAAACGAGGTTTCCCTGTAGGTCTTGCCTTCCTCACCAGCTGGTACACTTGCGAGAACTACTACAAAGATGAAGGTAAGCGCTGGAAAGATGGTTCTTTTGATGATGAAGAACATTCTCGCTATAATGGTAAAGATTGCTGCGTTACTGCAGAAATCTGGCCTAAGCAAAAGTCTGAACTCGAAAGAATGGGTAACTGGAATACCTACCAACGGCAGAGAGATTCATTCTATTCTCTTCTCTATGCTTCATGTAGAGGTAGAAGAATAGATTCATCTCTTATTGTCAGTCTAAAGGAAGATGCAGAGAAGCGCCTAATCAATCACCTCATAGAATTAAAAACTGTAACTGGCAAAGACCTAAATCCAGTATCTTCTAAACAGCTCGTTCAACATTTTTATCTAGATAAAGGCATAAAACCTTACACAAATAGAAAAACTCACAAACCTACTGTTGATGAAATAGCTCTCGCTCGCCTCGCTACACGAGGCTTCAAAGAAGCATCTATTATATTAGACATCCGTGAGCTTGAGAAACTTATTGGAACTTACTACAACGTCCGCGTAGGTATAGACGGAAGAATGAGAACTTCCTATAACCCCGCTGGCACTGAAACTGGTCGTTCTTCGTCAAGTGCATTCTTAGGCTCTGATGAAGGAACTAACATGCAAAATCAACCTCCTCCAATGAAACGAGTATTCGTTGCAGACGAAGAATGTATATTAGTAGAGGTAGATAAATCTCAAGCTGAAAATAGAATCGTAGCATACACTTCAGATGATCCATCTATGATAAAGGCATTCGAAGAAAACATAGATCTTCATAAACTAACTGCATCAGGAATCTACAATAAACCTTGGCAAGAAATATCTGAAGAGAAAGGATCATCTAAATTCTCTGGAGGCACTTACTCCGAAAGAGACGATGGGAAGAGAGCTAATCATTCTTTTAATTATGGCTTTGGGGCAGAGAGTTTTGCATTAAAGTACAGAGTTCCCCTAAAAAACGCTAAGGCTATTCGTGATGGTTACTTGCGCTTGTATAAAAATGTTCCGGCTGTTTATTGGAAATATGTTGAAGACCAATTAAAATCTAAACGCAGCATTACCAACTGTCTTGGCCGGACGAGAATCTTTCTCGACAGAATGGGCTACGATTTATTCAAAGTAGGCTACGCATTTATTCCTCAATCTACAGTTGCAGATATTATACATCTTGGGAAACAATGGCTCTGGAATAACTCTCAACAAGGAGAATATTATGGAGAGTTATTAGGAGAGACTCATGACTCTCTAACTCTCCAATATAAAATATCTGACCTCTTCAACGGAAAAATGGCAGAAGAATTACTCCAACTTAAACAAATCATAGAACCTCTCCTCACTTGGAAACATCGTAGTTGGGTTATACCAACTGATATTAAGATAGGTTTCTCATTAGGAGCTTGGAGAAAGGATTTCTCAAGAGGGATGAAAGGTGTTAGTTGGGGAGGAAGTAAGATGGAATTCACTGAGAATTTAACAAAGGTGTTAAACTTTCTACAAAATGGTGTATAAATTATCACCCGTTTAATTGGCCTCAATTGCTCGTATAATGCCCATACACGATAGCATATTTTCACCCATACATTGGCTCGAATTTCCGGCGTTTGTTGATTGTAGGGCATTCCAGGCCGATTGAATTGAATTTTACAGGCATATTTTAACCATCAATACAATCCACCAAAATCTGAAAGGAGTATTACCATGTCTGAAGAACTGAAGTTTGAAAATCTTGGAGAAGGAATCTACAAAAGGGCTGATGGAAAGTTTTTTTATGCTGACGAGACAGGAGAGTTTATAGGACCTTTCGATTCCGAAGAATCAGCAAGACAGATGTTAGATGATTATGAAGAATCTCTAAAGGAAGAAGAAAATTGGGAAGATGAAGAAGAAGAAGATGAGGATATAGAAGATGAACGCTGGGATGAACTTGAAGAAGAATAGTCCGTTTAACCGTTAAACGATCTAACCGGCGGAGAAGGGATTAAGATATCCAGTGGCAGAATATCTCCCTTGTTTGGAATCTGGCTTGCCAGCTGTAGGTTCGAATCCTACCTCCGTCGCTATATACAACATCTGGAGCATCATGAGACACTTCAATGACTGGATTACTGAATATCTTCGTTTCACATCTGAGACTGAACCTACAACTCTATATCGTCTCTACGCTGCAATCTACGGTATCTCTGCTTCTCTTCAACGAAAGTGTTGGATAAACTGGCATGAAGAAATCTATCCTAATGTCTATCTCGCGTTCGCAGGACCTTCGGGTTCTCGTAAAAATACAGCTATAAACCCTATTCAAAAGATGCTACGAGAAATAACTGATGTTCGTATATCTCCTCTTGCATCTCGCAGAGGATTGTCTCTTGCAATGGAGAAAGCTAAACAAGATACTCCTTACACAAATTCACCAAGTGGGATCTTGGTTCACAGTTCTTTAGCTGTCATTGCAACTGAACTCGCTGTATTGTTTGGGAGAGATTCTGAAGATATGATAAAGAATCTTGTTAACTGGTATGATTGTCAAGCTGATTTTGATTATCTAACCGCTACACAAGGACAAGACAAGGTAATAGGTGTTTGTTTAACTATGGCCGGCGGTATAACACCTGAGCTAATAAGCTCTTCAATAAAACGAGATGTTGTAGGTACTGGCCTCTTTAGTCGCATGATGTTTATCTTTGCTCCTAGAAAAGGAAAGATTGATATCTTTCCTTTTAAGAACAAGAAAGATCTAGACATAGAAACTAAATTGATTGAAGATCTCTACACAATAAACAAAATGGTAGGATACTTCACAATAACTGAAGGCTTTATGGATAAATATGCACCTTGGTATACTGAACATGATGCTAAAGGTGTATTTAGAAACACTCCTCTAAGCTCCTACAGTGAACGTAGACAGGTTCATCTCTTAAAACTCTGTATGATCTCCTCCGCCTCTCGTGGAGATAGTTTTGAAATAACAGCTGAAGATTTTGATAGAGTTCTTAGTTGGTTAATATTAGCTGAGAAAGAAATGTTAAAACCGTTTAGTGGATTTGGGAAGAATGAACTTGCACAGTTTATGCAACCTATACTTGCGTCGATAGTGCTTGATAAGGAAACATCTACATCTAAACTTCTAAATGAATTCTATAATGATCTTAACCGAGATGAACTTATGAAAATAATGTGGACTTTGCAACAGATGGGAGAGGTTAAGATGGAAAGAAAAGGAAATGATTTTAAGGTGGTGAAAGTTAACAACGGAGAACAAACACAATGATTACACTAAACGATGCTCAGTTTGGGGAAGCTATAAAATTAACCGAAGAAGCTATCAAGAGAAAGTTCGAGGCATACGAACTATTATCACTTATTAGATTTTTAGATAGCTTGTACAAGGTAGTAAAAAGTGCAGAGGACAATATCCCAGCAATATATCATGGTTGGGTAGTCCTTGGAACCTCTCGTAGATGCCAAGATTGTGGGACCGTTCAGTATTGGTGCAAAGATACTGAGACATGGGAAGCTGATTTACCAACTGGAGAACAAACACAATGACTAACGAACTACCTGAAGAGAATAAAATTCTAGACATTGAAGATACTGGTGTTCAACTCTCTGATGACCAATCAGCTACACTTGAGAAGATAGTTGAATGGTGGAAAGAGGCTAAACAACACACTACTAATCATCCACATTTAACTCTCGGCGGCTTCGCTGGTACAGGTAAAACTACCTTAATGGGTGAGCTTCGGAAAGCTATAGACGCCAAAGAAGTCCGCTTCTGCGCCTTCACTGGAAAGGCTACTATTACCCTTAGAAAGAAACTCTATGCTACAGATGTGATGAAGCCTACAGATATTTGTTCTACAATTCATAAGTTTATGTATCTACCTATAATCAATGAAAAGACTGGAGAGATTGTAGAATGGAGAAAACTTCCCCAATCTCATCCTGATCTTATTATCATAGATGAAAGCTCTATGGTTAATAGAGAAATCTTCAACGATATAATGAGTTTAGGAATACCAACCTTATTCGTCGGAGATCACGGACAGCTTCCTCCAGTTTCTAAAAGTGATTCATTTAACCTAATGGAAAATCCTGAAATTAAACTTGAGAAAATCCATCGGCAAGCTCAAGATTCTCCTATCATCAAACTATCAATGATGGCAAGAGAAATGAAACACATTCCAGTAGGAATGTTGTCTGAAGAAGTAGGGAAGATAAACTCTTTTGCTACGCATGTTGATCTTTTAACAAAAGAAAGTTTTAACAAGGGAGAACTATACATTCTCACAGACATGAACAAACGGAGGGTAGCTCTTAATCGTTCTATCATTCAGAGATTCAATCTTTCCTTGAAAGATAGAATTCCTCAAGAAGGTAGCCGGCTGATCTGTCTGAAAAACAACATGAAGATGAATCCTCCTATCTTCAATGGAATGCACTGTACTTTAGAAAGTGTAGGAACATCTGATAACTGGGGAAACTTTGAAGCTAACCTTTCAAATGATGAAGGAGAAAAAATAAGAATCAAAAAAATGTCAACTCATTTCTTTCTCAATGAAACTGGTAAAGCTCCAGATGGAGTAGATTGGAGAACTATTGGAGAACAGTTTGATTTTGGCTACGCAATGACAGTTCACAAAGCACAGGGAAGTGAAGCGGATGCTGTGTTTATCTTTGGTCAAGGATTTGGAAAGCCAGAGGAGAGAGCAAAGTGGCTTTACACTGCGATTACGAGAGCTAAGAAAAAGTTGTTCATCTGTGGAGATAAGATATGACCCTCAATGAATACCAAAAAGAAGCTTTCAAAACTGCAATCTACCCTTACAAAGGAACTGGAAGTAACTTAGCCATCTCCTATATTGCTCTAGGATTAGGAGAAGCAGGTGAAGTGCAGAATAAGGTAAAGAAAGTTCTCCGAGGAGACAAACCGTTTGAGCTTGCGAAAGAGGGAATAGCGTTTGAGCTCGGAGGACTTCTTTGGTACGTAGCTGCGTTAGCCAAAGAATTAGGTTACAACCTTGAAGAAATTGCCCATATGAATCTTGAGTCTCTAAAAGGAAGAACGGAACGAGGGACTATCAAGGGAGATGGAGATGAAAGGTAAGAAATCAACTTTGAACGTAAAGATTGCCTTCAAATGGTTTGATCTTTGGATAGGTTTCTACTATGATCGAACTTTTAAGAAATTATATTTCTGTCCTATTCCCACTGTAGTATTCATGTTTTGGTTTGATTAGATCGTTTAACCGTTAAACGGTCTGAAAGAAGAAAGGAGATTCAAAATGACTGTATATCTAAAATGTAGTGAATGTGGAGATGGGCTTAAAATATTTGAGCGCAGAAACTCAGTAGACTACAATGGTGATATAACAGCTGAGGTAGAGCCATGTAAAACGTGCCGAAAAGCTTCTTACGATGAAGGCTATGAAGCGGCAGAAACTAACTTAAAGGAATCTTAACATGGAAGAAAATAGATTCACTCTCGATCCTAACTTCCTCATGCCAGTTCCTGAGGAACTTCCAACGATTGAGGAGTTAGAAGAATATCTTCAAGGAGGATACTTTCTTACAGAGGAGCAATATGACCTTGGTATGGGAAATGAACTAGATATTATTGGTTGCATGGAAGATGAACTAAATGCTATTCATTCAGAAGCTCAAGCGCCTTTGCCTTTCTCATCACATTAGCTCTCATCACTTCCTTCAATCTCGGATCAGTCTTCGCATTCCTCAACGCTTGCCCTAGTCCTTGCCCTGTCAAGCCTAGGGCGGCGGCGTTTTTAAGCTCTTCATTATCCAATCTTCCATCTACCGCCAGCCAAGAAACTACATCTTGCAAGAAATCATCCGGAAGTCTTTTAGCTTGTGTATTCAAGATTGCATGAGCTAACCTTCTCGATTGTTGATCTTGCCCTAACATCTTCCTCACAATTCTATTCCTCAGAGCTTCTTGATTAGCCTCAGCCGCACGTTCATCTTCTCTCCACATCCTTAATGCTACTTCTTGTTTAGATTTCCCAATAGGATTAAACCCTAATGTCAATAACATCTTATCATAATCACTTGAAGGTCTCCATACTTTCTTCACCTTCCCATCTACGCTTCTATAAATCCATCCATCATCTGATATTATAGAACTAATAATATCATTCCAACTTCTTGCAATTGTAGGAAGCTGTGAAATCCAATCCATAGCATTTTCAAGTTTACCTTTTGTATCTTCGTATGAACCTAATGTATTTCTATACAAATCAATCATTTTAGACGCAAAAGGTCCTGCAGCGTCTTCAATTCTATCTGACGCTATCTGCAATGTCGCACTGGGCGCAATGTCAAATCCTAACATTCCTGGAATCCCACGAGATGCAAAATCTCCAAGCTGATTTATACCATCTTCAAGTTTGTCTAACAACCCAAGCGCGCCTAATACAGGAATAGATTTCGCAAATAGCACAAACCCTCTCGCTCCTGTCATCGCACCTTGAAATAACATATGCTGTGCAAATTCAGATGGAGTAAGAGAATGTATAAACTCTAACTCTCCAGAGAGATAAGACTTAAACTGGCCAAAAAATTTACCTGAAGGACTACGAAGGAACGCTGGAAGAGCAGCAGTGTTATATGTTAGATTAGTTAATCTAAGCGATCTTCTTGCATATTCTCTTGCCTCAGGTTCTGCTAATTTTAACTTTTCTTTCGCATAAACGTAAGGTGCGGCAAGACCAAACTTTCTAACTGGAGGCTCAGCCATGCTATATACTTTAACTGGATCATACCATTTTGCAGTAGATTTAGCTTCGCCGGCTGTTCCAAGATTAACATCTAATCCTAACGAACCAAGCCTTTCCTCTTCAGCTAAGAACCTCTTCCCTTGAGGAGAGTTCATAAATTCAACTGCCCTCTTTATATAAGGAGGAGTTATCTTAATCGCACTCTTTTCATATCCAGAGAATAGATTTATGAAATAATTAGGAAGTCTCCAACCTAACAATAATCTTGAGGTAATCTTATTCGCCACACTTGTAAACCTACTCCAAAGTGCAGGCTTTACTCCTAACCTAAATGCAAATTGATCTGTTAACTGATCTCCTAACGCATATTTTCCCTTTGCGTATTTCAACTGATCTTCAACAGCCGCCCTAACATTCTGTGAAAACAACTTCGGATTCTCATCCATATACCTACGAACATCATAGTCCATAGGTTCAACAACTATCTTCTTATACACAGCTCTTGCATACGCAGGGAGAGCTTTGAATATATCTTTCTCTCCAAGAAGAATATCTTTCCTGTGTTCTAATGGATTAACTGGTTCTCTAAATTCAGTAATGATGGGTTGTTCTGAAAATTGAACAGTAGGAAATCTCTTCTTCAATTCAGCTAATTTCTTAGCTGCGTCTCTTCTTGTTTCCGCAACTGCTCTTACCTGACCAGTTTTATCAACTACCTTATATTGTCCTACTTCAATCTTAGTAACAAAATCTTTCATTCCCCAGAAATCTATAGCCTTATATTTATTATAGACATCTGTTAACCAAACTGGGTCAATTCTATGTTTTGTAGAGACAGATAAAATATCCACATCCGGCTGACCAGGTTGTTTAGGTTTCTGAGAAATAGCCTCTTCAAATGCGGCTCTTTGTGTTGGAGAGAAATCTCTTCCAAGTTTATGCCTATAAGAATCTCTAATATCCTCCTTCATAGAATCAAACCAGTTTCTAAGCATTTTGGCTGTGTTAGCTACTGCTGGAGGAAGAGAGCTTATTCTATTTAGACTTACTGAGTCAGTCTTTCCAATTAACTCAACTGCATCCCCTATCATTTCTTTCTCTTTACTATCTAATCCATATTTAGCCTTATTAAAAAAAGCTAACGCGTCAGTTATTCTCTGTGAGACATATAACTGTGAACCAATTATCTTGGATGAAATATCTTGCGCTTGAGGATGCTCAAGATTTACTTCAATCGTTCCTCTTCCACCTCTAAAGATACCTTTGTTAGGAGTAGTTACTCTTTCAGGCCTAAGAATATATCTCCAAGGTTTAGCAATCTTATGTCCTTCTTTCTGAAGAGTAACTACTTCCTCAGAAGCTCTATGCACAGGAGGAGCTACTGGTTCAGCGTTAGAATATCTCCGTCCTCTATTATCAGGTGACTTTAATATCTTCTCAGTTTCGAACTGATTCAATATCCTCTTCGCATAAGGAAGGCTAATTCCAAGTTCATCACTTAGTAAACTCTGCGTAACATAAGGATTACTATCAATCACACCTTTCGCTCTATTATAAACTTCTTGATTTATCAAAGCAGAAGATTCAAATGGAGCTATTGGAGATGCAGGTGCTTGTTGGCCTTCTCTAATGCTAATATGAGGAGGAAGTTGTTGAGATTTCTTTCCTTTTAATCTTTCACCAATTTTAGCTGCACCTCTGAATCCCAACTCCATAGCAGCAGGCGTAACTATTCCTGTGACTGCTTGAGCTGGTGTAGGAACCTCTCCAGAAAGTGCAGCTTCTCCTCCAGTAAACGCAAGTCCTTCTGCAAACTGTTTCAACACAGGTCCTGCTATCTTCCCAGCTGGCTTCACGAATGGTTCTATAAGTTTACCAGTCCCTGCAGTTAGTCCTCCAAGTAATGCCTCTTTACCTACATTCTTTAATGATTTTTGTTTCTTTCCTGTTAATTGCTTTACTATCTCTGGAGCCGCAAAGAATCCAGCTCCTTGCCCTATAGCCGCACCAATAGGAACTGTTATCTCAGCCGCCGGACCTCCTAACAGCCCAGCTGCCCCACCTATAGACCCTCCAATAGATGATCCTACAATACCTACTGGAATATCTCCAGCTAATTCTCCGAATCCTCTGACAACAGAAGGAAAAAATGATTCAGGCTCAGGAGGAGCATCTTTAGCTCCAAGAATTCCAGCTGCACTTGATTGTCTCAATCCTTCAATAAATGCTTCTCCAAAAGAAGGTTGAACTGCTTCTCTCATCTTTCCTTCAAACTCATCTGCATCTGGCATTTGATAATGAGAAGATAAAGACTGATAAGCCTCCATTCTTCCTTCTGGAGTTCTCAATCTTACCTTAAACTCTTCCGCTGGCGGCATTTGATAATGCTTAGAAAGAGTCTGATAAGCTCTATCTACTTCTGTCTGTCTCTGTTGAGGCATTAGTTCGTTTAACCGTTAAACAATCTAATTACACATAAACATATGTGTATGTAAGTTCAGTTAACCCATCTTCTAAAAGAAATCCTACCTCTTTTATAAGTCTCTGTATTATACTTACTTCGTCAAGAGTAAATATCCCAGTCGTACTCACTGATTCTAATGAATCTCCTGCATTAGCTTCATACTCATATATTCTTGAATTAGATGTAGTCAGTGTTACCTGATACCCTCCAGCTGATACTACAACTGTAAAACTCGCTAACGCAGAACCAACATCAAATTTTCCTACTGTCTTAGTAATAAGCGCAATCTTCGCTATATCATAAGTAGCGGGTTTCATTACTATAGTAAGTTGAGGCATCTATTTCTTTTCCTCCTTTTTAGGCTCTCCCATTATATACTTAGAAGGAGAAACTTGCTGATCAACTCCACTTGCTCCAGCTATACTCTCCCATCCTTTAGGAAGTAGATTCTGTCCTTGATAGAACTTAATAGCTGCTCCATATTCAGAGTTTAGGTCTACAATCAACTGAGAACCTGGAGGAACAGTCCCAATATCATACTGCTGTGTTGCAGGATCAAATGTGATCTCATTAGGATATCTTGTCTTTAACCTCATCAACGCAAGTTGCCTAGCTTGATTATCCGCACGGAGATATAAATTCTGCTGAGAAACTCCACTTGCGGCTCCTCCATCTCCTTCACTCTTAAAATCCTCTCCTACATGCTGAACTAATTTTCCTGTAGTAGGATCAGCATACCAAGATTGAGGAGTCTTAGTAGGTTTTCCATCTGCGCCTACTTTTATGTTATGAACGAGCTGAAGATTAGACTGACCTTTCCCACTAATCATATTAGTCATAATCTGTCTATTCAACAACTGTTCAGGAGTCTCCACTCCAGTCATCAATGCAAGTTTATACAATCTATCTACATCATTCGATCTACTCTGTTCAAGTTGATTCTGCGCGCCTGTTTGAGCCTCAGGACTCAATGAAAATGACTCAAGTCCACTTACCTGAGGAAAGCTTGGAGCTCCTTGAGCTCCTCCACCTCCTCCTATCAATTGAGATAGATAACGATTGTATAGCTGTGCTTGCGCAGCTCGTGTAGCAATTCCGCCTAATTGATATCCTAATGAATTAGGATCTCTTGCTGTAGCTGCTTGTCCGAGTTGTCCTAACAGACCTGCAATAGAAGCATACTTTCCTGCATTAGGATCTCCATATATATCTTGTGCAAGAGGAATATCTTGTGATTGACCAGCTCCTTGTCCAATCATTTGAGGAATTGGAAGATTTTGAGATGGTAGTCTAGCTAGAATATTAGGAGACATAGCAGAAGGAATCTGTGCAGATGTAATCGATGCAGCTGGCTGATTCTGCGCAGTTGATAGATTTATTTGGTCTCCTTGAAAAGGTGGAATACCAACTGGAGGTCTTTCAAATGGAATAGAATAAGGACTTTGTTCTCTTTGTTGATTTGTAAGATATGCACCTATGCCAGCTGCACCTGCACCTCCAGCAATTAGCCAAGGCCAAATATTCCTTCCACTTTGTCCAGCTGTTTGTGCAGCTGCCTGCCCAGCACCTAATTGCCTGCCTACATTAGGAATAGCTCCTTCTCCAGCTCCCAACAACTGTCCTGTGACTGTACTAACTGGCCTCTCTCCATACTTTGGAAGAGCTTCCAATCCCATCTTTCCTGTCGTTGCAACGGCCTTATAAGGTGTAACAGCCGTAGATTTAGCTATCGTCCTTCCAGGATTCAATCCTCTAATCTTCCACCAAGGTGTTCCTGCTAATCCCATAAGTTCTCCAATCAAATTAGATCGTTTAACCGTTAAACGAACTTACGAATTCCAACCACCTATTGCACCTACTAATGCGCCTACCCCTGCTCCTACTCCAGCACCTACAGGCCCAAAAGTACTTCCAGCCGCAAGTCCAACCCCTGCCCCACTCAACGCTCCGCCGATAGCAGATTGCTGTCTGCTAATCCCCTTAGGAACCATAGGAGCACCATTTATAGAAGCAAGAAAATTAGCTCCATGCTGAAATACTGAAATATCCCAAAGAGCATCTGCTACATCAAGTTCAATATTTCTCTCATGTTCTTCCCCCTTAGCAACAATCTTAATTCTACTTAATTCAGCCTGCAACGTGGTAGCATCTTTACTCGCAGATATATTATGCGTCTGCAAATTCGCCATCTGTGCAATACCTTCTAACGTCATTCTATATCTCGCATCAAGATGCATCACTCCAGCAGAGAATACTTTATCAACACCTATCTTCACCAACGAACTAACAACATCATAATCTATCTTAGCATCAAACTCATTAACTTCATCTCTTACATCTGCTTCTGTTATTGCAAGTCCTATCATAAACGCACTATTCATAACCGCATTAGCATCTGCCATTCCGGCAGTGAATTTTGCGATAGATCTTTGCTGACGTTTAACTGCACGAACTTCAAACGCAGTTGTTAGTGCAGTAAACTGAGATTGTCCGGCGGCAGATGTAGCAGCTGTAATGATATCTGATATAGCATCAGTTGCCATATCATTATCTATAAGATTTGTCTTTGGATAGACAGTTGCATTAGATGCCTTAGTAACTGCTGAATCCACCATAGCTTGCCAGTCAGCAGAATGCGCCAGCGCAGTTACTAACGTATCATAACTATCATGCCTTGCCTGAGATGCATCTAAATCTATATCTGGATCATACGCACTCTCTCCAACATAAGGAGAAGGATTATTTATCAGAGATGCCATAACAGAAGATATATTCGTCACCACTCCTGGATCTCCTAACCAATCTTCATGAAATATCTTCATATAGGTAGGAAAATCCACAAGTCCAGAAGGGCCTCCTCCACCACAGAGATCTAATTCTCCTTTATATTCATAAGATATTTCTTCTACAACATATCCAGAAGAAATATCTATCACCACTTTTTTATATATCTTCATAATTCAAACTCCACAAGAGTATTGATTGCCCTTCCACCAAGTTTTATAATTATAGATTCTACTAAAGGTTTAATAGTAAAACCTACAATTTTATTGCATCCAGATTTTTTAGCATATTCTTTGATTGTAACTAATCCTTCTTTCCATTTTTCGGCAGAAAGAGTTCCATTAGAATAGAGAGAAAAGATTAACAAATTCTTAGTTTTACTAAACTCTTCGATTGTAACAGCAGTAACAACAAATCCTCTAACTTTCCCTTCTTCTTCTTCAATCCAAATCTGCATTCTACCTTGCATCAACGCAAGCATTATGTTCGACAGAGAAGATTCTTCTTCAGACGCAGTAGGCGGAAGACTTTTTACTATCCCATCGTGTAGAAGCGGCCACCACTGTGCTATTTCTTCGCTAAGCAACCTCTGTAGCATAAGCTCCTCTTATATAGCGCTTATCAGTTTGTTTATACGAGAATGTTATATATTCTACTTTCGCCTTTTGGAGATTTGTAAATCTAAGTGAAGGTCTAAAATCAACTGCTGTCACAACTGGCCAAGCTACTCCATTAGCGCTTACCTTCTTCCAAGGAGATTGTCTAAACTCTTCATACGTATTATTTCTCCAGAAAAGTGAAAACTCTACATTTTCAAATGAGCCTAGATCAGTAGGAAGCTGCACTTGTTCTATCGTCTTTTGTCCTCTATTCCCAAAATCTATCGTATCCCATGTTACTATAGACTGAATAGATGCTTCATCTACTCCTTGCCAGAATCCATATCTTCTCCCTTGAGCATCAATCATAGATGTAATAACCTGATCTACTTCACACATTCCAGTCTGAGTGAGATGAAATGTTTCAAAGTCACTCGAAATCCAAAATTCATTCTCGCTCTGAGAATGTGAGATCATAATCTCATTTCCAAGAAGATTCTTACAAAATTCTCTGTATCCTAACCTCTCCGGCTGAAGATCAGCTCCCATTCTCCAGACTACACCATAAACATCTACAAACACATGAACTGATCCATCTCCTCCTACTGCACCATTACAAGGTATTCCAAGTCTGGCTATAGAAGGTATATTAACAACTCCTAATGTAGGAACTGGCTCACTAATATTCCTAACTGCACAAATTCCATCTGCTCCATATATTACAAGAACTTCTCCTAACTGTTTCATTGCCCTAATCTTCCCCTTCCAAGGCATAGGAGCAAATCCCCATTCTTGCCTCTTCATCATATCATACCAGAGATTTCTTGTAGTTCCGTAAGAGTCTGATGTTAAGAATCCACTATCTGCTATAGATGGAAGCATCAGAAACAATGGAATATCTCCTCCACCAATAGAACTCCAAAGAATAAAGTTATCTCCTAAGTTGTTTAGTCTTTGTAAAATGTTAGTCTCTCCATCATTATCTGTTGTCTGCCAAGCCGTAACCCAACCAGATTTCCAAAATTTATCTGGATCAAATCCTCCTAATACAATCCTACCTTTATAATACGCACCTGCTTCAGTAGGAATGTTATTTTCAACTAATACTTTAAGTGTAGCCCCTCCTGTAATCATCGTTCTATGATTTGTTTGAAATATTATAGATCCACCATTAGTCATAAACCAAGTATCATGACAGTCTATAAAACTCCAAGGATGGCCAGTTTTATGCGGAGTTATTACACTATTAACATTCTCTACATTATACAAATCCATCTCAATAAGTGACCATTCATCTTCATTTACATAGAATGCCCTATTTCCAGTCATAAGAATAGTATACTTATCTCCCTTAAACAACTGAGGATAAGGCCATTCTAAATCTATCCCCCATCCATTAAGATCACCTACGCTAATAGGAACCTCAACTGGATCATATGCAACTATTCCGTAAGGACTTGGCTTAGCATTGAAGCAGCTGAGAAGAGAGAACTTATTTCTAGGAGATCTAAAATCCCTTCTAAGACCTTTAGATAGAGATTCCAAATCTACCGTTTTGTTAAACTCTTTCATTCTTTTTCAAAGGCTGAGATTATTGTAGCTACCACAAAGACAAACCAGAGAATTATAAATGCAGGATGAGTGTAGATTTCAAAGAGCATACTTACTCCTTTTTCTTTTTCCTTGTTTTCTTGTCTTTTTCTTCTTTGACTTCCCCGCTTTGGAGTAAGCTATTGCCACTGATTGTTTCGATGGCCGGCCAGAAGCTATCAACTCCCCTATGTTCTCCGAGATTATCTCTTTCGATCTTCCTTTTTTGAGTGGCATCTTCAAGTTCCTTTCGCAAGAGTTCCAAAGCTGAAAGCTTAATACTCCAACTTTCTATCCTCTTTCTATAAGCCACTACATCATATTGAGATTTGTTGAAATCTTCCATATCAAAAATAACTTCAACACAAGAGTCAATAAGTTCTTTTAACTTATCTTCTCTTTTCTCATTTCGAGCCTTCAGAAGTCTGTCTCTTATTCTCATAAGATCGTTTAACCGTTAAACGGACTACCCAGGAATCTGTTCAAACCCAGTCACTTCTTCATCAATCACATCGAGAAGAATATCATCAAGATACTTTGTAATCTGCATCATCCAATCGTTCGCGCCTTCAGTATTTCTCTTTGTTACTTCATGTGCCCAAAGAGCAGCAAGAACAAGAACTTCAGGTTGGACTTCAGTCCAGTAATTCTTCGTATTCCCCACTGTATCGAGAAGCTTCTTCTGAAAAAATTGACCCCAGATAGCTACAGTATAAGTTTCATCCACTGGAGGCATGACTATGATAGATGTCTTCCCGTACGCTGGAGCATCTGCTTCATCGCTAAAGATAAGATCTTCATAATCATAAGAGAACTGGGCGGTATACGGAGACCCTACGCCAGAGGTGAGTTGATCTTGCTGAGGCGCCAAGTTGTTCACCCCTATTGCCCAATCTACCGGAGTTCCTCTTGTATAACTTCCCCAAGCGGTTTTATAAGTCGTCCGAAGATAACCTATATCTCTCTTGGTTAGTAAGATTCTTCCAGTAGAATTGATTGCCCAGACCTCTTTAACCGCCCTAACGTTCTCTATGTCCAGAACAAACTGTCCAGCTGTCAGATTTTTCTGGTATCTCATAGCATTCTTAGGTATTCTATTAAGACGTTCCCTGTCTAACATCTTCTGTCCCATGTTGATAAAGAAGTTAGCTCCATTATCAACATAGTTTCCAGATGCAAAATCTGCCACAAGATCATGTCGACCTGACAGCCGAACAAAGTCTATTCTAATATCTTCCAGTGCCATAAGATTACTACAATGTGTTAGCTTGGCCAACACCGAACAGGATGAGGAACTTATCTGGATTGTGAATTGCAATAGTGCATTCGGTCAGATACTCATCAATCTGTGCATCCTCATCATTTGCTTGACGATCTTTGAGAATGTTAGTATCTCTTCCAATAACAGGAAGATACTCAACTTCTCCTGGAGGAATACCAAGAGCCATATTTTGGCTAAAGGTTTCTTGTGACATCAAAGGATGCATTCTGAAATGGATGGGCTCTGAGAAATGCGTAGTCATCCAGTCAGTAGTCCTAATTCCATAGCCAAGATCACCTTTTTCAAGGTTAATATGACCATAGACTTCGGCAAGTTCCTCAAGACCACTAAGTGCTTTACCACCGCATTCCATCAGATAACCATCACTGTTATAGCGTGAGGTTATCTCAAATACCTTCCTCAGCCAAATATGGCCAGCCTCAGCCCATGTTTTTCCGGTGAAGTCAGCATCTGTTCGATAGTCAAACACATTTGAGGAGTTCTGACGAACTAGATTAACAATACCATCCATAGTATATTCCGGCTTACCATTCTCTCCAGTGCGTGGGCTCTTCACGCCAAAGATAGAAGCCCACTCCATATCTGCAGTATGATCATCAAGAGCATCCCTACGTTCCTTCGTATATGGATCTTCAGTTCTCAACATATTCGTCGCCGCACTATTCGTCAACGAAATGGGAGTTCTAAAGATCTGAGGAAGATTGCTCAGCTGAGTAGGATTCTTTTTTAGGTTAGCTGGCAAACGGCCACCCTGTGCATTTATATTACCAATAGCAAGGATCCTATCCATATCGCTAATATCAAAGCTAGAAGAGTTATCATCAGCTTCAAGCAATAGTACCTTAACATACGAAGACGCCCCATTCCTTACAACGTCTGTCACTTTGCCAGTCACATACGCAGTGTTGTCAGACGTATACATCGCCATAATCTGATGACCGACTCTGAAGCGATCTGCAGATGCTTCTGCCATCTTGAAATAAATCGTATCTCCTGCAGCTCCACCCGATGTATAGGCAGTTGCAAGAGTTGAATCTGTAAACTTCCCAGTCAACGCGGCGTTTGCAACTACATATTTCTGTGTCCACCAGTTGTACTGTGTAGAAGGAATTCCTTTTCCTTTCATTGCTCCACTCTGCATACTTCCATAACCACCGCTCATGGAGAGAATACCAAGAATCTGTGCTCTCCCAGCTGGTTTCAGACGAAAGATCCCTTGTCGCCAATTCTGAGGTTCTTCGTTAGTAGCCCAGTCAAGAGTGCCTCGCATACCGAGAAAATTAGCCATGTAAAACTTCTCCTTTTAGTTAGCAAAAAAGTTCGAAAAACCTCAGAAGTTCTTAATGCACAACAGTTCCAAGTGAATAGATTGTTACAGCTGGTGAAGTTACTGCAGTAACTGCTACCAAGAATCTCTTACTATTATTCTGTCCAATAGTAGCCGTACCAGAAATAGTAACCCCAGTACCTGCAGCTACAGTAATAGCTTCAGCTGCATCAGCAGTATTACGAATAGTAAATTCAAAAGATGAACCTACCTTACATTCAGCAATAGCATTTACTATCAACGTAGCAGTAGGTGTAGTTACGGTCACTGCGCCTCCATTAGGATCTTCTAATATCAATCCTCCAAGAAGTTGAGCAGCAGTTAAAGTTACTGCAGACGCAGTGTTTACAGTTGCCACTGTAGTTTTCTTAAACTCAGCACCATTAACAAGCAACTGTCCATTTTTAATCTGGACATGAGTACCAGTTGACTTAGCAACTGACCCTATACCAGCAATCAGAAGCTGTTTGAAATTAGGCATTTTCGTCTCCTATGTAGTAGCAGGTCCTAGAGAATAAACAGTAACAGTAGGAGTATCCATGTTAGTGATTCTAACAAGGAATCTCTTGGTGTTAACAGTAAGAACTGTAGCTGTGCCAGTGATAGTAACACCTGTACCTGCCGTAAGTGTAAGAGTTGCATCACCAGTATTAGCAATAGCAAACTCAAAACCTGAACCTACTCTTGCACCTTTGATTGAATTACGAATCGCAGTTGCGGTAGGTGTAGCAAGGTTCTGTGCATCATCACAGTTAACTCTAATGTAACCAGCTGCAAGTTGGTCAGCTGTCAACATGCCAGCTCCACCACCGGTTGTTAGAGTGAACGCTGGAACATCTTCAATCACTCCAGCTAGACCCTTTGTAGTAGTGTCTTCATCTCGAAGAGACTCTTCAAAGTGCCTGAAACTTTTAATGAAAAGACCAAGCATCTTGTACCTCCTGTTAGTTATTCGTTACGAGCTATAGAAGCATTAGCCCACATAGTAGAATCTTCTAAATGAGTTAATGCTAAGGAAAGTTCACGACTCGGTGGACACAGCTCACTTATGAGAATTGCAAGTTCATGAGCTTTGTCTCTAATTCTCACATATCTTTCCGGTTGATCTGCTTTAGGAGCGTGGTACGTAAAGTTAACATCGAGTCTTTTCTTTGCGTCCTCAGAAACAGCATACATTCTACACCTCCAATTAGTTTGTTTAACCGTTAAACGATCTGTTACATCCCAAGTTGTGCCATGATTGAATCTTGTTTTCTCTGAGAAGGTTTACTACCTTTACCTTTGGAATCCACAAACCCAGGCTTCTTTCCATTAGCCTGCTTCTGCTGAACTCTCAATTTTGCGATAGTAGCTCTCACTTCTTTACCAGATTCTTCAAGAAGTTGTTGTAACTTAATCTTAGGATTCTTTGCAAGAATTCTATTTGCAGCTACTCCAACGAGATTCGCTGCAGGTTCAATATCAGAATTCTTTCTCCACCATTTGTCTATAGTCGCTTGAGTTTGAATCCTATGATCTACAACTGGTGTAAGGGTCTGAACAGATTGCGTAAGTGCGTTCTGAAGAGCATAGTTCGCAACTCCAGTCAACCCATCATTTACAGGTTTTTGAAGAGCTTGAATAACAGCCCCCACAACTTTCTCCGTATATCTCTGTAGACCAGCCGGACTTGCTACTGCATCATCAAAGTCATTTTGAGAGATCTGAATAACAGGTTTCTCAAATGTGACTGGAGACATTTTAAGAGGAGCTTCGTAGCGAGGTTTCTCAGGTTGTATAGATGGCTGAACAGGTTCTTCTTGTTGCCTATCTCCAGCTCCAAGAAACTCTCCTGCTGTATCATTCAATGATGCAAGAAGATCATCAAGAGAGTTATCTTTCTCCTCTACATCTTTCGCATCTACCTTCTCTTTGTCAGTAACTTCCTGTCCTCCAACTACTTCTTCCTCATTTTCAGCTTCTTTCGAAAGCTTCTCTTCGACAAGATCATCCAGCAATCCTGTTTCTTCTTTCTTTTCCTCTGCCATATATCTACTCCTTTGTAGCTTCCTCAGCCTGAATCTCAATCAACATGAGCTCAGGCTGAGACATTAAAAACCTCAGTTGATTTATAGATGCTCTTATAACAATAGTTTCTTCCCAGGGACGATTCTCCTCAAGTCTGCTACGATATTCTTCCAATCTCACCTGAAGAGTCTCTTTTATATCTTTCCAAATAAGATTTCCTGCGAAATCTTCAATCTGTTGTTTTGTAAATTCCATCTTTCATCCCATCAACATTGAAGCTATATCTTCCGGAACTGCCCCATTTCCATTCATCTGATCAAATGGAACTAAATTCCCTGCATTAGCTTCACTTTCAACTTCTTCATCTGCCATCACTTGAGGCTTCAAACGTCTAAACTGATAAACATCTTTCGCTCCAGACATTCTTGCACTATGTAACATCATTCTCGGAATGTCCATCTCTTGCATAAGCTCTGGACTTTTCACTGCCACTGCTATGAGATTATTTATCGCCTGTGCGTCGCCTCTACCTGGAATAGTCCCATCATGAGGAACTACATCAATATCTACATCAATAGCATCTGGAGTTATAGACACAAAATCCTCCATCCCATACTCCATTGCATATTCTTTGGCGGATTGTCCAATGATCTTTGTATAAACAGTCAAACTCATTAGTTGTTTAGTCTGACTTGCAATCATATAACTTAAATCTTGCATACCTTGCAGACCCATAATCTTAACAGCCTTTTCCATTTTAGAAAATCCAGCTTGTGCGAGTTGATTTGCTTCAGTTGCGGATACTCTTTCAGAAGTCTTCCTTCTCATTCCTTGTACAGGCTCAGTTGCTCCTATAAGATCATTCACAGTAGACATTACTAAACCTGCGTTTTGTAGATTTCTATCTGTTACATTTGTAACAGGAAGTTGCTCGATTGCATCTTTAATTCCCATTCCCCACCTGCTTCGTGCTGTTCTGATCAATCCGCCAGATTTAGCGATATTCTTCATATCATTAGGATTAACCATTCCAGGGTCGAAGATGTAAGTATTGTTTACACACTTTCTTGTATTCGCCCACCAGCTATTGTATAGATTATCCACAAGTTCCTGCATTCCAAATACTGTCTCTATCAGAGACATAGCAACATTAGAATGGCCATCGTAAGATGGGCTAAGAACTCCCACAGGAAACATATCATGATCTAATCCAAGAGGCTTAGCTCTTACAACAACTGAATCTCCAGCTACGCTAAACAACCATTTCTCAGGTTGATCGTTTTCACCAAGATGCCAATCTTGTGGAATAATATCTACATACATATCAATTATATCTACAACGCGATGAAAAGTTCTTTCACTTGAAGTAGCTATTCCACTTCCCCACTTTTCTGTTCTACCAGTATCACTATTTATAGGAACAATGAAACTCTCTCCATGTATTTCTTCTACATATTTACAGTTAAAATATTCATCTTCGCTAATAGACTCAAGATTGATAAGAGAATTCTTAGACATTCTCGTAACTCCTCCAAAGAACTCTCCATCTTGAACTTGGTCAAAAGGTACATCAGGGTCAGGCAGTGTGCGATAAGGATCCCAACATTGAAGTTTGTTGCCTTCAAAAAGTACCACTCTCTGTCTAGTTCTCTCTTTCTCGCTCAAATGAACAAAATCTCCTCCTCCTAAATCAATCCTTGTTTGAGTCTTATATCCCATCTTCTGTGTCCAAATAGGACTAAGAACTCCGAGTCCAAATGTAGCTGCATCTTGCACCCCTTTATATATCTGAAGTCCAGCTTTGAACTTGCTCATCTGAGCTTGAACTGCCATCTCAAGAAGAGCTACCTTTACAATATCTTCGTTAGATGTAGGATTGTATGGGAAGATGGGTTCTTGCAAGAACGCTGACATTGCATAAGTAACAAAAGTTTCTCGAATTGCGTAAGACATAGGCATCACAACTCGGAATACTTTTCTTTCATCTTTCTGCCTTTCACTTTCTTCTACCTGATCGAGTGGAATATATGCAGTCAAATTACGAGTAATTTTATTCCAAGTCTCAAATCTCTGTTCCATCACGGAATAAGATTCCTGTGCTCGTAAGAGCACTTGATGAAGAATCTCATCATGTAATTCACTGCCTGGACGGAGATCAAGATTCTCAGGATAGTTGTAATCTATATCCTTACTAAGAATTTTAGTTCTTCTCTCAGCAATCTTCTCATTAAGCTTTGCTTTGAAGGATTCTGTATTTCTGAGTGCCATTAGGTTGCTATAAGTCCATGATCTCTTGCTCTACCAGATAACGCATTTACTTTAGCTGTTAAATCTGCTATGTTATTACGAAGAGCAGGAATTAGATTCGCAACAAGATCATCTCTTAACATATCTGCCGTTAGAGGTAGATCAGCTGGATCAACTAAAGCTTCAATTGTATCATTAGCTGTGCCACCAGAATTGTCAGTTAAAGCAGCAACAGCTGCACCTTGATTTCCTATTACTTTTATCCCATCTACTTGATATGATTCTGTAGTATTAACTATTCCAGACACAGTTAATTTTCCTGCACCTACAGCTCTTGGATTTATCTGAAGATCAGTTCCATCGTATAGAAGAGTAGCATCTTGATCTGCCCCAAGTCTAAGAGATTTATTATCAGCATCTATATCAATGTGATCTGAGTTATTAGATCCTGCCATATTAGGCTTAGCTGCAGCATCTATTTCATATGTTCCATTTCCGTTAGCGCCTCCATCAGTAAGCTTCAAACCGTTTGCGGCTACTAATAGTCTTTCGTTAGAAAGAGAGCCACTCAAAGCGAAAACTGCAAATGCAGAACTCGCTGGTGCTGCTATTATACCTACATCGCTTTGTCTTAATACATCAGTTGCTATAACTGGAGTATTAGATGTTCTAATAGCTCCATCTGTTGAAAGTCCATTTGGATAAACTGCATCATCATAGGCATAAGCATTGATGAGACTTCCAATGGAAATAGATCTAAGTGCCATAGTCCGTTTAACCGTTAAACGATCTCAGAGTGCAAGTTCATAATCAACAATTTCAGAATCTTCTTCCCAAGAATTTCTCTCATTTTTCGTGAGTTCAGAGTAAGATTTTTCATAATCCTTATCTGACTCCTCAGAATGAGTAAAAAATCTCCCTCCTTCATTCATCATAGCTACAATCCTACTAACAACATCCATAGCATCCCATTTCCTTGGGCGGGGGAGAGACATCAATTGAGACTCTAAAGACTGACAACATCCACTACCATTATGTTCAATAGCTCCTGAGGAGTAGAACGGATATAAAGACATCACTCTTCTATACTTCGAATCTTCATTATCTAACCCTCCTGGACTCTTCAACTCAATAATATCACAGAATATACCTTTCTCCGTTGCATAGTTTCTAAATGGAAATAAGATATACTCATCTCCTCCAGTCACCTCAAGTCCAAGAGTCCTTGCACTTATCTTCTTCATCATATCAAATGTAGCAGCTACTTGTTCGTCTGGGTTAAGCTGTTTATTTATTAGATCTCTAATGCGTACTTTCCGCTGATAGATATTTACACTAACTCCCGCAATTGCAGTGTTTGCATTTCTTGCACCTTTTCTTCTTGCAGGGTCAACTAACACTACATGCTCCCAACTATTCCAATCGTTATCTGGAGATTCAGTGTAATACTTGAACATCTTAGCTGAGAATTTCCGGTCAGTAGGAGCGGCTGATATATTCCTTCTCTCCATAAAGAACACATCTTCAGTCCCATCTCTAACCGCATCAGCATATTCTTTCTTCAGTTCTTCAGTTGAAATAAACTGAGGAGCAAAGGATGTTAGCTCATCGTCACAAATATCTATACATTCAGAATCCCAACTTGGAGAATCAAGAAGACTTGTTAGAAGAGAATCTTGATGTTTCACAGTATCTATATATAACATCATCCAGTTTCTTGCACTAAGTCCAAAGCACTTCATCAAGTCTCCATAAAACCATTTCTTACGTTTGTCTCTAATAAGTTCATTGTCGATAGTTTCAGTGTCTTCAAGATCATCAACAATGATTAAATCTGGACGGCTATTACGATAGAGTTTTCCACGAACTTGTTGTCCACTGCCTCGAGGAACTATAAATGTATTCTTTGCAACCCAACCTTTCTTAGAAAAAGAAGGATCTAACGCATCTTCATAAAAAGAAGATTTAATATCTCCAAAGAATTCTCTGATATAAAGATTTCCACAGAGTTCACTTTTTAGATTCTCTGTTTGTTCAAGAGCTGAGTCGAAGCTATTAGAAACATACACGATGTATCTAAAATCCTCAAATAAGATTGCTCTTGCGCAGAGAGCCATTGCGATAGATGTCTTACCTAAACCTCTTGGAGCGGCTATTGTCACCTTAGCAGGAATATTATTAAATACTGCATTATGATAAGCTACATCAATCTTATCAAATATTCTTTGGTGAAGAGAACAGAATGGAATTGTGAATCTCTCAGGAAAGAATGTCCAAGAGAATTTGGAAAGATACTTATGACATTCTACCATCGCATCAGAATCAAGAGAGATTTCTTGAATATCATTCATTCTATGGCCACCAGATAATACGACGACGAAGTCCTTGTAGAAATGTAGGAGGAGTTGTTGGCGCAGATACACTAAACTCATCAGCTCCTCTATCCCAAACCGTGTTAATTGGCCTAGTCTCATTATCAACATCATTAGGAGGAGATGGAAAAGAAGCACTCATATCTGTACCAGTATCCTTGCACACAGTATCTCCAGAACCTAAATGAAAATTACTTCCAGCTGACGCAAAGGTAACAGTAGCACTATTTGTTGAATTAGCTCCAGGTGCATCTGCCGCTACGTTACTAACGTTATAGTTAGAAGAAGCACTAAATGTACCACTCCAGCCATCAGTTCCAGCCTGAAATACACAATTAGTAGTTAATGGATTATCTCCCGCTGCATTCCTGAATCCAGTAACACAATCATATACCGTATTATTAAGCAGCGTTGATGTAGCATTATCATTATTCTCATAAGCTCCATCATTACCAGTAGATGCAGTAGTAAATCCATATATTATATTGTTTCTTATGTTTACAAAACCGCTAGCCGCATTATCAACTATAGCTCTACATCTTGTAGAGCTACTTCCACCTCCACTAACAAATTTTATTATACACTCTGTTATATTGAGACTTACACTCGCAGCGCCTGGAAGTTGAATAGCTCCCTGAATAGTTCCGCCTGTAGCGCTCCCACCTACAAATATCTGAAGATTCTCATACCGTATATGCTTATCGCCGGAAGATACATTATTAACAGTATAAGCAGCATTGCCAGTTTCCCATCTAAACGCTGCTGTAGTATAAACACCAGCATGTCTTTGAGTTCTTCCAACCTCTGTCGTAAGAGATGGAGTATATATTCTAATATAATCAGTACTACTTGTTGTCCAGCCAGACTGAGTCACCTCAGTTACATCTCTACCCCTATAACAAGCTACATTCCACTGTTCATTATTTGTATCTATATTTCTATTACCTGTATCAAAATTCCTAAGATCGGCATCTATTCCAGTATTCTCTGTTCCGCTTTCCCAGTTAAATACAGCTGTATATGCGTGAAAGATTGACCAATCTGCATCTGCTACAACTGCGGTTGGAGTCCCACCAGTGGCATTGGCAACAGTAAATACCGTCGAGCTTGTTCGTCCATGAATAAAGCAGATACTATCATTAGCGTCTATATCTCCATCTCCATCATCGTCATACTGTATAGCACAACCTACTCCAACTGTGTCTGGTAGCGCAGCACTAAATGTAGCAATCGATGATGCTATAGTAAGAGTACCAATAGCACCAGTGGCAATAGCTGATGTATTCACAGGCTGTACGCTTCGATAAATTACAGTCTGCGCAATAAGAGAGCAGGGAAATAAAACTATAAGCAATAATTTCTTCACTTTGACCTACTCCATCCAATCATAAAGCCTATCAAATCTGCATTACCGCTTGCTGTATCACTACCATCTCCACCTACTCTAATCAACATACCATCCATCCATCTATTATCTCCAGCATCTGTAGATAGACCCACCAAACTTGTTCTCTTGTACCGAATATCTCCAGACGCAGATGGAGCACTAATTGTCATATCAGTTGAATTAGTCATCGTTAGAGAGTTATCAAACGCTGCATCATTAGCAGTAAACTCCCACTTAAATCGTAGAAGATAATTCCCACTACTTGCATTAGCAATAAAGATAGGAACAAGATACTCAAGAGAATCTGCAAAGAAAGGAATAGGAAGGCTAAAAAGGAGAGTATCACTATTAGTAGCATCAAATGACCAATACTGTGTTGAGCGTCTGCTGGATAAAGCTGTCAAAACAAGATCACTTACATTCGCCTTAGTCGTATCCATTGCCCAGAAGAGATCAACTTCAGTCGTATCTCCAATATCACTTGTTGGTGTACCAACTGCTACACCATTTACATATAAGTTTGTTGCATTAAGTGTCCCTGCACCTTGACTCCCACCAGTTGGACTTCCGACTGTCACACCACCATTAGTCGCAATAGTCATTCTCTGATTTGCATTTGTATGGAAGGCAAGTGGAAGATATGTACCAGCTCCAGTTCTGGTGGCTGTAATGAAGGACTGATCTCCAAGTATATTCCCCATTGATATAGCTGATGCGTCAACTGTCCCTGTCACAGATGCTAAGACACTGTTGGCTATAATCGCCTCTGCAGCAAAAGCTTCATCAGAAGATGTAAGACCAACTAATAAATCTCCACTAGTTGTTACTCTTGTTCTCTCTGCACTATTAACAAATGTAGCTAATGGAAGAAAGGTTCCAGAACCTGTGCTACCTGCAGATATATTAGACGTACCTCCGGCGACAGATAGACTAATTAACGATGCGTTAGTTGCGGCAGATATTACATTAAATCCAGCTGATGCATATACCTGTCCTGCAGCGTCAGTTGCATCAGTTGAGGTTATACCGGATAATAGTGAGCCAGACGTAGTCCATCTACTTCGTTCAGACCCTCCAGCGAATACTCCGAGTGGTAAGCGTGTTCCGCTTCCAGTTCTATCGGCGGTTATGAAAGATACATCACCGAGAACATTGCCGAGACCTATGTAAGATGCATTAGTTGCAGCGTTGACAGAAGCAACTGTACCTTTCACAACGAGAGAGCTTGCTGTAAAGGCTTCATCGCTTGTACTATGTCCAATATAAACATCATCGCCAGTGTTCCTTGCTCTAATGCGACTAGAAGCTGGAACTCTTTGCCAACCAGACGTATCAACAACAACTGTGCTAATAATGGAAATGGTGTATGCAGAGGAGCTACTGATTCTAACTTGAGCATCTGCACTACAAGAGAAGAGTAATATGAGAATAGATTGTTTAACCGTTAAACGATCTAATTTCATTAGAACTGCGCTCGTTTCTTCGAACCAAGAAAGTAAATAGTCCCAGTTCCAGAAGACATCTTATATTGTAATCTCTTCAACTTAGTTCCAGGACCAAATTCTACAACTTGACCTTGCTGAAGGAGAATAAAGTTACGAGAGCTCCAGCTTGTTGTGTCAGGAGCTCCAAACCTTACATACGCACTTCCTCCGTCAACATAAATAACCACTTGTTCCCAAGGTGTTGCAAAGAGAGAATCTCTTCCAGTTGCACTAATTTGAAGAGAGTCTGCCCAGAGATACGTAACAGTCTGTGCGTAGGAGGTACTTAGACCTCCCAACGCACAGAGTGCAAGCATCACGAGAGGGAGTTTATAGAGCTTTAGGTTCTTCATTCTGACTTTCTCGTGTGTTGAAGTAGTAAGTAGAAACACCAGATGCAAGACCAGAAAGGACTGCAATGTAGGAATCTTGAACTCCAGTAATAATTGCAGTTATTAGGCCTATTACTGACACCATTGCAATGATAGCTCTAACACTACCTCGTGGCATCCAGAGAGGTTCGTTCATTTTGAGAATTTTTCCATAAACTTATCATATCCAAGCTTTCCAGCTGCGCCAATACCAGCGGCGGCGAGGAAGTATTGAATTATCTGCAACAATAAGACAGAGTCAATAACTCCTTGAATGAAATAAATACTGGCAAATGATGCAGCTGAACCAATCAACAACCAAAATGAAGGTCTTTTCTGAATTGGAGTTTTTGTAACTGGCATGTTAATCTTTCCTTTCTTTTTTCTGAGACTGAAGCTCAGCTTTAATCCACTGAACATCAGTCTTAACCTCAGCAACTGATACGACAAGAGTTTTCAAACTTCTTACCTCTTCCTTGAGTTGATCAATTTCGCCTTTTGCAAGACCGTAGGTTATCCCTATACCTACTAACACTGTTAATACAGAAACAATGTATGCAATCTTTTTCAAGAAAGATTCTCCCAATTGATGCTCCATATGAAAGTTAGAAAATAGTTGCTTTAACTGGACTCAACCCAACGCTGTAGATAACTGTAACCGCTCCATCACGAGGGTTAGTGACAACTCCTCCAAATGCTTGAATTACAGCTATACCAATACAGTTATCAGCTGCAATGCCGCTAATGTCGTAAGAGAAGAGTCTCGTGGTATTGTAGATTGTGCTTGTTAGAGCAGTTCCAGTTACATTAACACTATCATTGTGAGATACTTTCCAAGTGTCAAGTTTTAATGTAGAAGACTTAACACGGACTATAGGTTTCACTTTCAACCAAGTAGAATCTGCATTAGCCGCAACGCCTGCGCGGCGATAGGTAAAGAAAGATTTGATTGGAGAATTTGCAGTTTTGGTAGGAAGAAGAGTTGCATCAATAGCTTCAAATGCGGATGTGTCGAATCTAACTGAGGCACTTCCGGCGGCTCCTGGGAAGAATATGAAGGTAGTATCAAAATTTGCGGAGTCTGAAAAGGTACGTTGAGCGAAGATAGTTTCAGTAATCTGTCCATATGCTAAAGAAGCTGAAGACAAAAAGAGTAACAACAATATCTTCTTCATACATTCTCCGAATGATTAAACTGAGCTAGTTGTCCTAAATTACTCTGATTAACTAGCCCAGTGGCTGTGGGAGGAGTGGGATCTACAGAATAGAAAGAAGCTTGAGAAGCTGGAAGTTCTTTTATCTCACCTTGAGGAGGCCTGTCACCATTCTCTTGTGACTTAACTATTCCAGCTTCTCTCGCTCTTTCTTTGAACTTTGCAATATCTTCAGGTGTAAAAATACCATGTGTTACAGTAGCTTTAATTCGCTGAACAGGACCAAATCCGGCCATCCCTATCAAATCCTTTGCAACCCTATGACGAAGTTCAGGAGCGTGGATTGCAACCTTCATAGGCTCTCCATTTGAATCTCGTTCTGAAACAACTGGATCACCTGTGATAGGATCTAACTGAACTCCATCAAGAACTTCGTTCATATAAGCAATGGCTTTAGGCGCGAGTTCTTCAATCTGCTCTCCGATGTTGATTGCAGATTGATCTCGGCCAGCTTGAAGGAGTTCAATTTGTTGTCTTATGAGAGGATTGTTAAGAACATAACCTACAGTCACGGGAGATAATTCTAGACGCTCCGCAATCTGGACTTGTTTCATTCCAAGGAGAGACATTCTCATAATCTCTCTATAACGATCCCAGATTTTTGTGATGTTGTAGGTCATTTTAGATTGTTTAACCGTTAAACGATCTTGTTGAGAATATCAGCTACATCTTCTTTGCCAAGGAAATTATCGGAAGATCTATCATAAACAATAGGAATCCCATCCACCTTACAAGCAGCTAAGAATGCAGTATTCCAGATTGCAGTTCTCACTTGTTCAGAATCTCTCACATCTGCATAAGAAAATGCGGCGTTGAAGACAGCTTGCGCATCTTCAGTCCAGTTTCTCCACACAGAAAGAGGAACTTCATGAATATTAGCGTTCACTTAAAAACTCCAATTGCGTGGAAGATAGCCTGCATCTTTCTCTTCAATGTCGCTTCAATATGTTCGGATGTTCCATCAGTTTGAGCTTTGAGCTCAGAGTAGATGAGTTCAAGTTGTTGGAGATGAGAAGGAAGAGCTTTCTTACCTTCAGAAATCTCTTCATTTGAATAAGGAAGGCCTAGAGGAGGAACATCTTCTAATACCAATGATGTAATTACCTCTTTATCTACAACTGGCTCATGCGCATAAATTCTCTTTCCCATCTTTCAAAGCCTCACTTTAATAACTGGACTCTTAGGAACCACCAACGGAAATGTTGGAGTTATTTCAAATCCTACTGAAGGTGTAGGAATAGATTCAACTGGATTCTGAGGATCGTATAAGTTTCCAAATGCAGTTGCTTTGATTCTAAACTTCCCACTTCCACTAATAATAATTGGAAACTCTACACTATCCGCATTTGCAAAAGAAGGATGAACAGTTGCATTTGCAGCACTTGGCCATCCTTCTTCCTCTCTCTTCCAATAAAGCGCATAGTGATGAATGTCAGTCAGAGGATTAAGTAACATCCCATCTTCCCACTGTTTCGTGTGATAGATTACAACTTTCACAGTTGTCGTCTGAGAACATCCTTGGGCGGTAGCTAACAACAACATCGTCACTACAAATCCAAGCATTAACCATTCTATCTTTCTCATACGAAACTGTCCAACTCGACCATTCAGTTTCTTTAATAGTAGAAATCCATTCTACCTTTTCCATAACCTCCTCCTTTCTTGGCGGAGGATAATGATACGTAGGGAATATACAATATATGAAGGACAAAAACAAGCACAAAATATATTTATTCCATGCAGGTCATAGACTCTATTCATCTCCTTCAAATAGATCGTTTAACCGTTAAACGGACTATTGAGATAATAACTTAAAGGAAAAAATTCGATAGGAATTTTGGAGACTACGGTATCACACCTAACTCTACCCTACATCCCATAGAGGGTCTTTCCACTATCAAGTCCACCTATGCGAATAATATGAATCTAGATCGAATCATCTAGAGAATATACATCCGGCGGGAGGTGAGGATATGTGTGAGGTGAGAGGGAAAAAGTGTATAGGTGAACGTATGGACACTAGGAATTTTGTATAGATGAAAATAAAAATGGCCGGAGATGTTATATCATCCGGCCATGTTGGAAGGATAAACGAGGATTGTTGAGAGGTTATTTGGGAGAGGATTTCTTCGAGCTGATAGCAGCGAGTGCGGCTCTGAGTTGCTCTTCTGTCATATTCAGCGCGAGCTCATCAGTGCTCATCAACGCTATACGTTGACCAATTGGGATCTCAACATTGCCAGATCGTTTCTGAGCAACATTGATGATTAGGTTGTCAGTTTTGACAGATCGCCATTGGTCACCGGTATGAGCAGAAGATTTGTCGATAGAGTCCATTGAACGACGTATTGAGCCGTTCTGAACCGTTACAACGAGATTGCCAATTGCGTTCTGAACGATAGTTTGGAGGTCAATGTTTTCGAAATTGAAAGTGACCTTTTGCTCAACAGGATCGATCAATTTATACGGATCATTCCCGTTTGCATCTTTGACCTCGTTAGGGCGACGTGAACGTTTCGTTTCGATCACCTTTTCGAATCTCATCGAATTGTCACAAAGGTGATTGAGCATTTGGATCGTTAGATTGTTCATTTGACACCTCTTCTGATAATGTTGAGAAACAAAGGTCTAACGGTTTTGATCGTTGACTAAACGTATAGACCAGAAAAACGTAATGATCGAAAAAATACCTATTATGATGTAATAGGTCAAAACAATCATTTCCATATTGTCACCTCATTTCATTTTGTTGTGAAATGCTGTTAGATCAAAAATCACATAATCAATATAACAATATTATTCATATTGTCAACATATTTCTAATCTAAGAGTGAAATAAATTGGATTATGCGTTCACCATCTAGATTGTAAAAATGTATATAAAGGAAAGAGATTGAAATGATGTGATTTTTATGTTTTGAGATTTTGTATGAGCTAAATGTTATTTTTGAAATTAGATCGTTTAACCGTTAAACGATCTATGTGAGTTTATAGTATAAAATAGAGAAGAGCAAATTGAAGGTTGGAATTTGGATAAATTAAATAAAAATAATGTGAGCCTATACAGAGAGGTCACAAATTCAATATTTATGTATCCTGTCTATCCTGTCTACATCATTTGAGCCAGTCACTCTGAACATCGTTAAACGATCTAATAAGATGTAAGTTGAGAAGGAAGAGGTTGTTTATTAAAAAAAAAAAAAAAAAAAAAAAAAAAAAAAAAAAAAAAAAAGAGAGGGAAAAAAAAAAGTAAAAAAAGAAGGGGGGGGGGGGGGGGGGGGGGGGGGGGGGGGTGGTGTTTGTG